GTTCTTTGATGCAGCTCTTCCAGGAGCTTGCTGAGAACTTCTACGCCGAAAGGGCTGATTTCGTCGCGACCCGCTACCTCGGGACCGATTTCGCCGCCAACCTGATGACCAGCTATCCGCTGATCGTGCGGCGCGACCTGGCCAACACGTTCTCGTCCATGCTCCGCCCCACGGCGAAGGACTGGTTCCATATCCGCAGCGCCCGGCCGGACAAGGAAGACACGACCACCAAGCAATGGCTGGAGTGGCTGACGGGGCTGCTCAAGAATGCCATGTACGATCGCGTGGCACAGTTCGCCCGGGCGACCAAGGAGGCGGACAACGACTTCGCGACCTTCGGGCAGGCGGTCATTCAGTCCGAGCTATACCGGCCCAAGAACGGCGCAACGCCCCATTTGCTGCATCGCTGCTGGCATCTCCGCGACGTGGCTTGGTTTGAGAACGACACAGGCAAGATCAGCACCATCTACCGCAAGTGGGACAGCGGCACGGCTCTGGACATCCTGAACAAGTTCCCCAAGACCATTCACGACAAGATGAAGGAGAAGGCGGAAAAGACGCCATTCGAGAAGGTCAAGATCCAGCATATCGTGCTGCCGTTCGAGGTCTACGACAGCCTCGATGGGGCGAAGAAGATCAGGAAGGACATCCCGCACGTCTCGATCTACTTCGACGTGGAGAACGATTGCCTGCTCGAAGAAGTGGGCCAGCGGGTTAACGGTTACACGATCCCACGCTTTCAGACCGTCTCAGGCTCGCAGTATGCCCATAGCCCGGCGACCGTGGCGGCGCTGCCCGACGCCCGGCTGATCCAGGCTATCACGCGCGTTCTATTGGAGGCGGGCGAGAAGGCGACCAACCCGCCGATGATCGCGGTCGAGGATGCGATCCGCTCGGATATCGGGCTGTTTGCGGGTGCCGTGACGTGGGTGGATGCGGACTATGACGAGCGGCTGGGCGAAGTGTTGCGGCCGATCACGCAGGACACAAAGGGTCTTCAGTTCGGCCTTGATTTGGTCCGAGACATCCGCGAGCAGTTGAAGGATGCGTTCTACCTCAACAAGCTGAACCTGCCGCCCCAGACGAAGGAAATGACGGCCTACGAAGTGGCGCAGCGGGTGCAGGAGTTCATTCGGAATGCGCTTCCGCTCTTCGAGCCGGTGGAAGAGGACTACAACGGGCAGATTTGCGAGACGGACCTGCAAATCCTGATGCACGCGGACGCGGATATCCGGCGATCGATCCCTGACGGCCTCAAGGGCTCGGACTACCGCTTTGTCTTTGAAAGCCCGCTCCGGGATGCGGTCGAGAAGGTCAAGGTCGGCCAGTTCACCGAGGCGTTGCAGATCATCGCACAGGCCCAAGGGCTCGATCCCTCGGCGGCGTTCGTGCTCGACGGCAAGACGGCGATCCGCGATGTCATGGGTGCCACGGTGCCGGCGAAGTGGATCAACACCGAGGACAACGTGGAGAAGATGGCGGCCAACGCGGCTGCGGCGCAGAAGCAGCAGCAGTTGCTCGAAATGCTGGGCAAGGGGGCTGCGGTGGCGAAGGACGCGGCTGCGGCCGGGGCGGACGCCAGCACGACCATGTCTCAGTTGGGGCCGGCATGATGGACAGGGACCAAGCCGAGCGCATCGCCAAGGCGCTGGAGAGCATCGCGGATTCGCTGGCGAAGCTGGCGCATCCACGGTTCGTGGTCGACCACAAGGGTAGCGTTGCCCTCATGCAGGAGGACTTGTGGCGGGCGCAGGCCGGCTATGAGTTCAACCATGCAGCGGGCGGGATGTCCTTCGTGGACAGCGCTGTGCTGGGCGGCCTCCGCGAGTCGGGGGCGGCATGAGCGACAAGGGTCTATCGCTGGAGAACTTGATGCGGGCTCGGGATATTCTCGATGCGCAATCCATCCCCGTGCCAGACATGTACTTCGATCACCGCACATGCGAGTGGTTTATGCGGGTCGGCGACAAATGGGAGGCCATTCCCGAAATCCAGCCCGGCCTTCTGCCAGCCGAGCCCCATCGCCAAGGTGATTGATGCCCAGAGCAGCCAAGCCCGCGCCGCCGTTCTTCCTCGCGCCCTACGATCCGGAGTTCCATCCCGCCGCCATACAGGCATTGGCAGAGGGCAGGGCGACCGAGCATCAGCAGAAAGAGGCGTTGAAGTGGATCGTCGAGGTTGCCTGCGCGACCTACCAGACCGTGTTCATTCCGGGCGACCCTCACGCCACATCGTTCTTCGCCGGCCGGCAGTTCTCCGGCCAGACCATCGTCAAGATGGCGAAGTTGAATCCGCGCGCGTTCCAGAAGGCGCGGGTTGAAGCCAGCAACCCACACAAGTAGGACCCCATGACCGACCCGACGCCGTCACCCTCTCCGAGCCCGGCACCGAATCCCGCTCCGGCCCCGAATCCTACCCCGACGCCAAACCCGGCACCAACGCCCAATCCCGCGCCGGCGAATACCATCGTTCCGCCGAGTGGCAATCCAGCCCCAGCCCCGAACGATCCGCCGGCCGCTGGCGCATGGCGCGAAGACTGGCGCTCTGCCATGGCGAAGGGCGATGAGAAGCTCGCCAAGCGCCTCGATCGCTATGCCTCCCCCGAGGCCGTCGTGGACGCTCTGGTCGCCGCCCAGACCAAGATCAGCAGCGGGATCGTCAAGACGCCTCCGCCGAAGGACGCCACACCCGAGCAGATGGCGGCATGGCGCGAGGAGAACGGCATCCCCGCAAGCCCGGACAAGTACGACCTTACCCTGCCCCAAGGGCTGGTGATCGGCGAGGCGGACAAGCCGCTGGTGGAAGGCTTCACCAAGGCTGCGCATGACGCCAACATGAGCCCGGATGCCGTGAAGGCCGCACTGACCTGGTACTATCAGCAGCAGGACCAGCTTCGCGAGCAGCAGACCCTCAAGGATGCCGGCTGGCGCAAGGAAGCCGAAGACGTGCTCCGCGAAGAGTGGGGCGGCGAGTACCGCGTCAATCAGCGCGTGCTGAAGGAATATCTGGACTCAGGCCCCAAGGGGATGACGGACAAGCTGGTGGGCGCGCGTGGTCCGGGCGGTCGGCTGATCCTGGCGGACCCTGACGTGGTCCGCTGGCTGGTAAACGAGGCACGGGACAAGAACCCCATCGCCTCGGTCATGCCGGGCGGCGGTGGCAACTCTCTCGATGCGGCGACCACGGAACTGGCGAAGCTACGCGGCATGATGGCGGATTATTCGTCGGAATATTGGAAGGGTCCGAACGCATCGAAGAATCAGGAGCGTTACCGCGAGCTGACAGACGCGGTCGAGCGCCAGAAGCAACGGGCGGCCTGATAGGCCGTGGCCTTCCATCTTGACCCGAGGCGGCGCGCATGACGCCTCGGCTGTGCAGCAAGACCACTGACAAGCTCATGGTGGTCGGCGAAATCCTGAAAGCCCTTCCGCTCCGGAAGGCGCTGGTGACGTGGGACCGGATCGAAGACCCGGAAGAGGGAACGGTGATCGTCCCCGTCCTGCAACTGGAGTTTGTCGAGGGCAATACGCCCTAAAACGGGCAGCTCGTTCGGGCGCTGGTTATGATCCCTGTACGCGAGACGACGAACGATGTCTCGCACACGATCTCGCCCCGGAAGTTGCGGTTGTCGAATCCCAGAACGGTGCCGCCGCTGTTCATGGTCTGGGATCGTGTCGGTGCTCCCCATTCCGCGTAGAGCTGGGCTTCGTTGTGGCCGACCCATTCCTGGGCTCTCTGGGCCGCGCACGCTCCAAGGGCCAACGCAGCCAACAGCACGACGTATCTCATCCCTGTCTCCTTCCCCACGGTGCGGAACATAGGGGCCGCCCGCACGGTGGGCAAGAAGTAGACGACAGATTTCAGCTTAAACGGGTGGTGCGCGTACTCTGTCCTCACCATCCGAAGCTATGGCCCCGTCTTGGCTGTAGCCGGCGCCCGCAAGGGCCACCCCGGCGAAGGACGTAGCGGATACCCCGACGCGAGGAGGTTTCACAACCTTCAAACGGGGCTCCCCCATGTCCTCAACCGCTTTTCAAACCCAATACCGGCAGGAGTTCATTGCCGGTTTCGAGCAGCGTCAGTCGTTGCTCCGTCAGTCGGTCACGACTGATGCGCAGGTCAATGCGCAGTCGGCTGTGTTCCTTGTCGCCGATTCGGGCGGCGCGTCGGCCGTTACCCGCGGCGTCGATGGCCTGATCCCCTATCGCAACGACAACCTGACGCAGAGCACCTGCACCCTCGTCGAGTGGCACGACGGCGTGCGCCGCACCGGCTTCAACCTGTACGCCTCGCAGGGCGACGGCCGCCGGATCATGCAGCAGACCACGATGGGCGTGCTCAACCGCAAGATCGACCTGGACATCCTCGCGGAGCTGGAGACCGGCACGCAGGACAACGGCGCCGCCACGACCGCATCGCTCAACATGGTGATGTATGCCAAGGCCGTGTTGGGCAAGAACGCCGTGCCGATGGATGGCAACATCTTCTCCGCCATCTCGCCGGCCTTCGAGGCGTACCTGATGCAGGTCCCGGAGTTCGGCTCCGCGGACTACGTCAACAACAAGCCGTTCGCCAACTCGCTGACCATGTTCCGCTGGGTCGGTGTGAACTTCATCGTTCACCCGAACATCACGGGCATCGGCACGGCCACCGAGAAGTGCCTGATGTGGCACCGCGACGCGATCGGCCATGCCTGCGACCTCGATAGCATCCGCACGGATGCCGACTACAACCGCGAGCATGATTACTCCTGGGCGCTCGCCTCGGCCTTCATGGGCTCGAAGCTCCTCCAGAACGGCGGCGTGTTTCAGATGAAGCACGACGGCTCGGCATACGCGGCTCAGTAAGGAGATCCACCAATGAGCTACTCCAAGACCAACCCGCCCGCCATCGTGTGGCAGTCGATCGCCGGCCCCAAGCTCTGGGTCTATCAGAGCACGGATGCCGCGTCGGTTGTCGACGCCTCTGGCTACTTCACCAACGGCTACGACCTCGGCATGAGGCAGAACGATCTGTGCTTCGTGACCGACACGGACGCCTCTCCGGTGATCACGACCTCGCATGTCGTCAACGTCAGTGGGACCACCGTCGACCTGAGCGACGGCGTGACCATCGGCTCGACGAACACCGACTAACCCGTCCTCGGACGGTAAGGCCCCGCTGTCATCCGATAGCGGGTTTCTGGGATGCCGCCGCCGCGTAGCGTATCGCGGCGGCATTTCCGCATCTGAAGGAGCGTTGCTTGAAGATTCTGCAATCCCAGTTCGTTCTCGCCACCTCGGCTCGCATGGTTTACGCGCTGACCCTCTCGGAGGGCCAGACCTACGAGGAGTTATTCAAGCCCGAAACCTGGGCGCATGTGGCCCGCCACATTCAGCCCGGCTTCAAGGTCGAGGTGATGCCGGAAGACGGCTCGTTCTATGCAGAGCTGCTGGTCCGCGCGGCGAGCAATCTGGAGGTGACGGTCGCGGAGTTGTTCCGCGTGAACTTCGGCGAGATCGAAGAGCGGGACGAAGAGCAGCACGAGATCAAATGGGCCGGCCCCAAGGCCCGCTATCGTGTAAGCCGCAAGGCGGACAAGGCGGTCATCAAGGATGGCTTCGAGACGGCGGAGCTTGCCGCCGAGTGGCTGAAGACGGCGGCCTAGATGGGCACCACGCGCCTGCTGCTCTACAACGGCGCACTTCTCGCATTAGGTGAGAGGGAGCTGTCGTCGCTGACTGATGC